CCTGGAATCTAGAAAGATTCCTGGGAGCTGCCGAAGACCAGAGGCTAGCAGCCGTAGCCACAGACCAGCTTGCCGCAGCTAACGGTGCCCTCAAGCTTATAGGTGACGCCACCGGCCTACTAGACCACCGTAGCCAGCAGGATACTGGGATTCAAGTAACCAGGGTAACGGTAGTCTTGAATACTGGCCAGCCAGCAGACGGCGTGCCGCTGCCAGCCAGCCAGGAAACCAGAGTTCTCCCAGACAGCCAGGAGAGCGAGTGAGCCGGTGGCGACGGGGGGGGGCACCCCCCGGCAGGGCATAGCGGGTTTCCCCCATCCATAAGAGAACCCTCTACACATTTTTGTTAACTGCAAACCCCTTTGGCTCTCTAGTTCTCCAGGAGGCTCTGGTTGTCCACAGGAGGCCCGTAGACGGGTGCTGAAGCGGTCGGTGAGCCTGGAGGTAGTAAAGGGAGGAATGATGGAGGAGATCGAGGGATTTCTGATAGCTCCTGGGGAGGTTGCGGAGTTCCAGGTAGCGAGGGCGGACCTGGAGGCTATCCTGGACACTTTGTCTCCTGGGGAAGAGTTTGTATTTTTCAAGATGGATTCGAGTGGGACGGTATTGGTTCAGGGGATTGTGGTGGACGACCGGTAGTGGTGGGGATGATGACCACTGAGACGAAAGAGATCCGGGTAGAACTTCAGAGGATGGTCCAGCGAAGTGGTGATGCACCCGAGATTTCTGAGACGTTCTGGGACGGAGTGTTTACGGAAGCGTTGCTGGCGTTGGTTGTCCGGATGGAGAGTCTTGAGTCGGGTTTGGGTTTGAAGGGAGAGGAGGAGCCACGTGAGTTGTAGGATCTGTCCGAGATGTGGGGCCACGATGGACTGCGGAGGCCGGGGAACGGTCTGCGACCGGTGTGAGGAGTGAACATGAGATGTATTCTTTGTCGTAGACCTGGAGTCTTGGCGTGTCCACGGTGTGAGAAGCCGCTGTGTGTCCTACACGGTACGTCACAGCCAGCGATTGGGAAGATAGAAGGCTACGAACCCGGAGAGTTCTGTATTGTTCCAGAAAATTTGATAGTTCGTTAGATGTATTCGACGGGACGTTTGATATGACTACACTTGACATCAAGCCTTTCAGAGAAGTTACTGCGGACGGTGAGTTGATCCTGAACCTGCATCCTGGACAGGCCAAGGCGTGGGTCAGCAAGTCCCAGATAGTCTCGCTCCAATGTGGGTCTATGTTCGGGAAGACCTGTCTTGGTCCCCACTGGCTCCATAATGAGATGCAAGAGCAGGGTGAAGGGGATTACCTGGCGGTCACGGCTACGTTCCCGCTGCTTCGTATGAAGATGCTCCCTGAGTTGCAGTTGGTATTTGAAACATTACTCAAGTGGGGTTCATGGAGGGCGTCGGATAGGGTATTCGAGAGCCACGAGAAGAGCCACGGCGCTCCGTCTTCCCGGATAATCGTCGGTTCGGCCACTAACCCTGAGTCCCTGGAGTCGGCTGCGGCCAAGGCTGCCTGGCTAGACGAAGCGGGCCAGAGTCAGTTTGGTCGTGGAGCCTGGGAAGCGGTACAACGCCGCCTTAATATCGCCCGTGGTCGTATATTTATCACCACTACGCCCTACGAGTTCAACTGGTACAAGACCGAGATCTACGATCGCTGGCGTCAGGGTGACCCATATATAGACATTATTCAGGGAGATAGTAAGGATAACCCAGCTTTTCCCATAGAATCCTACGAAAGAGCACGTGAGACGCTGCCCCGGTGGAAGTTTAATATGTTCTACCGGGGTATATTCGAGAAACCTGCTGGACTTATCTACGATTCTTTCGATGAAACCGTGTGCTGTATCCCCCGGTTCGTTCTTCCTGAAAGCTGGCTTAGGTATACGGGCCACGACTTCGGACCTCAGAATACCGCAGCAATCTGGATGGCCCAAGACCCCGGTACGGGCTTCCTATATGTATACAGGGCCTACCATGAAGGGGGTCTGAGCGCCTACGACCACGCCCAGAAGTTCAAGCAACTCTCTGCGGGCGAAACCGTGGTCAAACGGGTGGGTGGATCGAATACGGAAGATGGTTGGCGGGAGAGCTTCACGGCGGCTGGATGGCCTATCGCTAAACCCCGTGAGCGTGAGGTAGAAGTCGGCATCAACATGGTGTATGGTTGGCATCAGCAGAACAAACTCTTCGTTTTCAACGATGTCCACGC